AAATTCTCAATGACAATACTCCTTGGAATCTAACGAACTATGATGTCGTAATGACAGTACGACCATTCGTTGGTGCATCTACTACAACTGTAGTAGCAACCAATGACAATGGACGTATCTCTATTGATGGACCTAATGGTCGCATCACAGTAACTATTGATGCAGTAACCACCGGCAATATCGTTGCTAGTCGTTATGCATACGATCTAGTAGTAGATTCAGGTAGCGTAATCACACGCATACTTGAAGGTAAATTTGTGGTGACAGGAGCTGTAACAATATGACAACTATTATTGTTATTGAAAACATAACACCACAAGTAGCAGTAGAATTTTCGCAGGACCAAGGCCCACAAGGTGCTCCAGGTAACACTGGACCGACAGGTGCCACTGGCCCTGTGGGAGCAACTGGGCCAACAGGTGCGACAGGTGTACAAGGTGTCACTGGTGCCACTGGTCCGACAGGAGCAACAGGTGATATTGGTATTACTGGACCGACTGGCCCGACGGGTGCCACGGGTCCTACTGGAGATACGGGATCCACAGGACCTACAGGCGCAACGGGTCCAGCGGGAACAACAGGTGCAACAGGACCTGTTGGTGCTACAGGAGTCACGGGAGCTACTGGACCTACGGGACCAGTTGGAGCAACTGGAGATACAGGAGCAACAGGTCCGACAGGACCTGCGGGAGCGACTGGCGCACAAGGTGCCACAGGCGTAACAGGTGCCACAGGTACCACAGGTGCTACAGGCGATACAGGTGCTACTGGCCCAGTTGGTGCAACAGGCCCAGTAGGAGCCACAGGCCCACAGGGTGTAACTGGAGATGTCGGACCTACAGGTGTGGCAGGCGCTACAGGCCCTACAGGGGCTACAGGACCTACTGGAGCAGACAGCACAGTGCCAGGACCAACAGGAGCAACAGGTCCTGCAGGTGCAACTGGTCCTTCTGGTACCGCTGGTGCTAACGGCGCAACTGGTGCTACGGGTCCTTCAGGAATAGATGGTGTTACTGGCCCAACTGGACCGACAGGTCCTATTGGAGCTACAGGCCCAGTAGGAGCAACGGGTGCGACTGGATCAACGGGATCTACAGGCCCATCAGATTTTACAATGGTATTTATGGGTGCTTACTAATGACAAAGAAAATGGAGTTGTAACTAATGCCACAAACCTCAAAGGCGCTATTTCGAGGCGCTGCAACAACCACAACGACAACACTTCTTTATACGGTTCCCGCTTCAACAACAACCGTTGTAACTGATATTGTTGTTACTAATACTGCTGGTAGTGCTGGCACATTTACAATGGCACTTAATGATGTAAGCATCGCAACAACAGTTACAGTAGGTGCCTACGATTCAACTGTAATCCCAATTAAACAGGTTCTGGCTACAACCCAAACAATCAAGGGTGGCGCATCTGCTACAACAATTAACTTTCACATTTCAGGTGTTGAGATTTCCTAATGCCATCCAATAACTATATTTACAAAATGTCTAACGCAGGTGGAATGTCCACCGTCACACGTTATACGGATATGCTTGCAGGTAATCCTACTTACGATCCCAGTGTTACATTTGCTACTGTTATAGTAGCAGGTGGTGCAAGTGGTGGAACTGGTCGTGGTAATGACTTTGGTTCTGGTGGCGGTGGTGCTGGTGGTCTTATCTATGAAGCAAGTGTAACTCGTTCACTTGGCGCAGCATTAACAATTACAGTAGGCGCAGGTGGTGCATCAAAGCCTTACGGTACTAGAGCAACTGGTAACAATGGTTCCAACTCTTCACTTTCAGGCTCAGGATTTACAACACGAACAGCCGTTGGTGGTGGCGGTGGTGGCGCCGACGGAACAACTGCAGCCTCTGGTGGTTCTGGCGGAGGTGGTGGTAGCGGCGGCGGCACTTCTGGTGCTGCGGGAACTAGCGGTCAAGGTAATGCTGGTGGAAACGTAAGTTTCCCACCAGCAGGCGGTGGCGGTGGTGGCGGAGCAAGCGCCGTTGGAGGCAACACCGTTGTAGGCGTAGGTGGCGGTGCTGGTGGTGCTGGCTCTGCTTACTTTGGTTCTACCTATGCAGGTGGTGGCGGTGCTGGTGCATACGCAAACTCTGGAGGCTCAACTGGTGGCGCTGGTGGCAGCGGCGGTGGTGGTACTGGAGGAAATACAACTACATTTAATGGAGTTGCTGGTACTGCAAATACTGGTGGTGGTGGCGGTGGTTCTGGATCAAACGGAACAACTGGTGGAGCAGGTGGAGCAGGTGGTTCAGGTGTTGTGATTATTCGTTATGCAGATTCTTTTGCTGCTGCAGCTTCGACAACTGGTTCTCCAACCATAACAGTATCTGGTGGGTTTAGAACCTACCTATGGACAGGAAATGGGAGCATTACTTTCTAATGGCACACTTTGCAAAATTAGATGACAATAATATTGTCATAACAGTTGATACTGTTAATAATACAGTTATTGATAATTTACCATTCCCAGAATCTGAACCTGTTGGTGTTGAATTTCTAACAGAATGGTCTGGTGGATATACAAACTGGAAGCAAACTTCTTATAGCGGTTCTTTCCGTAAGAATTTCGCCAGTATTGGATACACCTTTAGCCCAGAGTTAAACACTCCAGATGGAGCTTTTGTAGAGCCAAAACCAGATGACTATTACAACGATGAAGGTCAATTAGTCACCTATGTTTTGAACACAGAAACCTGTCAATGGGAGCCAGTAGTAGTAGAATAACTGCTATGAAATTCCACGTTATGAGTCTGCCTCACACGCAGACAACCAAAGATTATGTCAACTGTGCCTATACAGAGAAGGTACGCCGATTCTGTATGATGATGAAAGGGTTAGGCCACACGGTCTATCTCTATGCTGGTGAGGAAAACGAAGCTCCGTGTGATGAGTTAATTACTTGTATCACAAACGAGCAACGAGAAGAATCACTAGGCGGTAAGCATTATACAGAAGCGCCGTTTGATTCTAACCTTCCACACTGGCAGATCTTTAACGGTAACGCCATCAAGGAACTAGGTAAGCGCCTAGAGCAAAAAGATTTTATCTGCGTCATTGGTGGTTCTTCACAGAAGCCTATTGCAGATGCTTACCCAAACCACATAACAGTAGAGTTTGGTGTTGGTTATGGTGGAGTGTTTAGTAAGTACAAGGTCTTTGAATCATACGCTTGGATGCACAGCATCTATGCAATGTTTAAGAACCCAACGACAGTAGATGGCAACTTCTATGACACCGTTATTAACGGGTACTTAGAACCAGAGATGTTTCCATTGCAAGAGAAGAAGGAAGATTACTTCCTTTACGTTGGTCGTATGATAGATCGCAAAGGAATTGTTATAGCTCAGCACGTATGTAAAGAGCTGGGACTAAACTTGATTATGGCAGGTCCTGGTAACAATCCAAAGATTGAATACGGTGAATGGGTAGGACCTGTTGGTCCCGAAGAGCGAGCAAAGTTAATGGGTGGTGCTACTGCCTTGTTTGCTCCAACGCTTTACATAGAACCTTTCGGTAACGTTGTTATCGAAGCACAAACCTGTGGAACTCCAACGATTACCACAGACTGGGGTGCGTTTACAGAAACTAATGTGAACGGACTTACTGGATACCGTTGCAGAAATGCAATGGAGTTTGCAGCAGCAACAGAATGGGTAAAGGACTTAGACCCAGTAGCAATACACAAGCGAGCAGTATCTCTTTATTCATTAGATGCTATCGCACCACAATACGAACAATACTTTGCACGACTGCTAACTCTATGGGGAGATGGCTGGTATGAGAGGAAATAATGCCAACACTGGACGAACTGGTTGATGAAGTAAAGGCTAACCTACAAGGTTATGCACTACGACAGGACCGTATTACATACGTTGCTAACCCTGCTGGTTTAACTACCACCAGCACTGAAATCACCGTTGGCTCATCTTCTAATCTAGCCAAAGGTATCATCGAAATTGATGATGAACTTATCTGGATTGATTCATTTGACAAGGCTAATAACGTACTTAATGTTATTCCAGGCTTTGGTCGTGGATACCAAGGAAC